ACCCTGTCCCACATCAACGTGCCATCATCGGCAGCGCTTTCGTCGCCAGTCTGCTGAACCAGCGCAGAACGGGTTTGCGAGAGGTACGACATCATGCGCCGACCCCACGTCTGCCAGTCCTTATCTCTCGGCTCTGGTGGACGGTTTTGTTGCGTCATCGACGGCCACCGCCAACAGCTTCAAGCCGATTAATGCCAACGCGCCAATCAGACAAGCGCTGACCCTCAACGCGCATCCGCACCTGACGCCCGGTAAACCGCACAGATGTCGGGTTGCTCATGGAGTAAGGTCCGTATGACCGCTCAGTGCCATTCGGGTAAAAGCGCGTCTTAAAGACGGCATTTACGTCACCTTGCGACTTTTCATCCGGCAGAAGCTCAGTCACGCTCATAACTTGATCCCCAGCGCCAATGCGGAACGGACCCGTCTCAGCGTAAGGTGTCAACGCACCGTAATCAAAGCCAATCTCATGCTCGTAAATTTTGTAATCCGCTGGATCAGCCATCATTGGCTGGCGGAATGCGCTGCGGTCAACGCCAGCTGTGCGGGCCAGCTCGCCAATGTACCATGTGTTTTCTGTGTAGTTAAACGTCACATAGCGATTGTTTTCCGTTGATGCCGCGCTTGGATAAAACCAAGTAATCTCGCCAAACATGGAATTAGACACGCCAAACGATTTGCTAATCTGGCCACGGTTGATGTCGTTGAAAACATAATCTGACACGTCGCAGGGTAACTCCTGAACCTGTCCACCCTGATAAAGATAAAACGAATTAACGCCCATCCAGAATGCACCCGCATCCACGACAACGGCAGCTTGCTTTGCTGCAAGCCCGCAGGACGTGCCAACACGCTCAATGCCGTAAACGTATGGCGGGCCAATGTAGTTGGCAACGTGGGCATCGCGGGTTGTCAAAAGCAAAGTCTGCCCAGCAACAGTCACGCCCTTCATCAATGCGCCAGACGTGTTTAGCTCAAGATCACCCGCCTCGTTTGTAGCGGCTGGCGTCCATGAATTGTTATCCTCACGGTCAGACCACTGCACCTTGCGAGGATTGCCACCCGCGCCAAGCGCAAACAAAAAACGCTCTTCAGTTACAACGCAACCAAGATTGCCTGTCGGCGCGTTAGACAAAACCGCAGCAGGCGTACCTGTGCCGAGCTGCCATTCGTAAATCTTGCCATCGTCCTCGTTGCACGCCAGCAAGTATTCGCCCCACGTTTCCAAATCCCAGCTGGTCGCTGGCTGAATGCGAACTGTGTCAGGCCGAGCAATGCCGTATGCGTATGCGCCAAACTCCGCGCCGCCGTAGCCTGTAAAAGATATTGCGTCCTCACGCCCAGCAGTTAAGCCAACCGGGGTAATGTCATATTGAGCGCCAGTGGCGGCCCAAGCATAAAGTTTGTTATATGTGCCAGCGGCAATCCAGCGGTCGCTATTATTTGTGATCCAAGTAGTCATGCCGCGTATGCTTGCGTTTGCAGCATTGTTGTTGCGCGTGCGCCACCCGCCCACCGGACGCATAACGCCGTCATGCCAGCGAATAAGGCTTGCGTCACGCCAGCGGCCCATGCTCTGCAAGTCAGTGCCGTTGCGATAGACGCCAGCTGGAATGTTTAGATCAATTAAAGCCATTGTCGCCTCTCGGAAAACGCATTGCGGCCAATATAGCACATTGTACCAAATATGCAAAAGGCCAGCATATAGCTGGCCAGTTGCGTTATATTGTGCGAGCTATTCAGCTTCGTCTTCCGCTGGTGCTTCCAAAGAGTCAGCCAGCATCTTAACAAACGCCTCACGACCCACTGAAAGCTGATCCAAGTTAAACTGAGCATTGCCCAGCTTTCGATCTAGGTCTTGCACATGGTTAAGCATAGCCTTCTGTGCGTCAGTGAAGTCTTCGATGTTGTATTCGATGTCGTTGACAGTGATGAGGTTCTTTTCGTTTTTACTCATAACAGTCTCCTTTTGGTTTGAGTTTAAGAGTTCGCTGCGATTGCAGCATTGGCAGCGGTCATATCTTCTGTAGTCCAGAAGTCTTTAGCAACCATTAGCTGTAGATGCTCTACGTTGCGTGACACAGTGTCAGCCCAATCAGCATCTTCCATGCCCTCTGGTTGCCCAGCGTTTAGCAAGTCAACAGAGTGACCCATTGCGACATAATGCTGGGCAATCTCTTCCGCAGTTGGTGTATCACTCATGTCTTTCTCCTTTTCTGACTGGTTACGATTAAGCGTTTTCTAGGGCAGTGATCCGTGCCTCTAGTTCTTGGATTGTGGCGACCAAGAGTGGCACTAGCTTGCTTTGGTCAATGCCCTGATAGACAGGGTTGCCATCTGCATCGACTTCATCCTTTGTGCCGTGAATTGCCTCTGGCACGACTGCTTGAACTTCGTGTGCTAGGAAGCCATCGACGGTTGTGTCTGCATCTGCAATAAAGTTAAAACGATGTACAGGGATTTGCTTGAGGCGATCTGTTGCGTCTGTCAGTTCAACTACGTTTTCTTTTAGGCGGTAGTCTGAGGTTGTGTTGTAAGATGTTGAGGAAGCTGAACTTACTATACTACCTTTAACCGCACCTTGTTTATAGAAAATTGCCATTGTGCCAGTTGTTCCATTAGAATTGTCATGCAACTCAAGGCCGTATTCACCACTTCCAGATAGATATTCAACAAATAATTTTGAGATACCACTTTCATCAGATGTTGCACCAATAAAAGTTGATCCATTACTATCAATATACAACCTCGGATTACCATCCCCATCCGACAGCACGATGTTGTTGCTTGAGGTGCGGATGTCCAAGCCGCCTTCGTTGCCGTTGTAAGCGCCAAGGATGGTGTTTCTATTGCCTGTTGTAATTAACGACCCAGAACCACCACTATAGTCAGAGCCAATAAAAGTATTGCCATAGGAAGTAGAAGCTACTCCAGCAAACGTACCGATAAAGCAATTATAACCATCAGTGTTTACATACCCTGCTTGATACCCAACAAAAGTATTTCGTGGCCCCGTAGTATTTGCATACCCAGCCTGATAGCCAACCGCCGTGTTGTTGCTGGCGGTGGTATTTAAGTGTAGCGCATTATGGCCTACGCCTGTGTTACCAGACCCTGTAGTATTGGAAACCATAGCATACCCAACAGCCGTGTTGTTAGTGCCAGTAGTGTTATTGTAAAGTGCTTGTCGGCCTAATGCTGTAATAATAGTCCCAGTCGTATTATTATACCCAGCCTGATACCCAACAGCAGTGTTGTTACTGGCGGTGGTGTTTTGTATAAGTGCATCACCACCAACAGCCGTGTTGTATTGACCTGTTGTTGTATCTCTAAGCGCACGATAACCAAGCGCCGTGTTTTCAACGGCAGTTGTATTACTCAACAAGGCATGACGACCAACCGCTGTAACACGTCCAGAAGTGTTAGCTTGACCCGCTTCATAGCCTACTGCGGTGCTTTCGTTACCTGTGGTATTATTCTCCAACGAAGAACGCCCAACAGCCGTGTTGCTATGGCCTGTTGTATTATCATACCCAGACCCACGTCCAACAAAGGTGTTATGATCCCCTGTGGTTGTCGCAAAACCAGCTTCAGTTCCTAAAAAGGTTGAGGAGTTTGCTGTTGTTGCAGCTTTACCCGCACGAGTACCAACCATAGTGGAGTTGTTGTCTGTGTGTGCAAGTCCCGCTTCGAAGCCAACGTAAGTGTTGTCTGTGTTGTTATTAGCATAACCCGCTTGATAACCTATATAGGTGCTTCTTATGTTCAACGTAGTACCTGTGTACCCCGCTTGAAAACCCAGTGCAGTCACTCCGTCTGCGGTGGTGGTGTTAGCTAATGCATCACGACCAACAGCGGTATTGTTGGCTCCAGTAGTGTTGTCAAACATTGCGCCACGACCAACGGCGGTATTATTATTTGCCGTTGTGTTAGCACCTAGTGCAGACTTACCGATAGCAGTGTTTGATCCACCAGTAGTGTTAGCATCTAGCGCAGCTTGACCAAATGCCGCGTTTGACCCACCAGTAGTATTGGATTGCATTGTGGCATGTCCGAATGCCGCGTTCTCTGCACCAGACGTATTGTCCATCAAAGACTGCCAGCCCACAGCAGTGTTGCTAGAGGCTGTGTTGGAGTACATAGATTTGTAACCCAAAGATGCGTTACCAAATCCTGTAGTTCCTGAATATTGTGCCTGATACCCAACAGCGGTGTTGTAGCTGGCGGTGGTGTTGGAGTTAAGAGAAAGGTCACCAATAGCTACATTGTATGAGCCTGTGGTGTTCGCAACCATGGCCTGACCTACAGCAGTATTTCTTTGGCCTGTCGTAGTGTTTGTTAAAGAATTATATCCAACCGCTGTGTTCAAAATGCCGCTAGTATTTCCCGTCAAAGAGGCTCGACCAACCGCTGTGTTGTAGTTACCCGTAGTCAGTGTATCCAACGCAGTATCACCCAACGCCACGTTGCCCGTACCAACAGGATAATTCCCGTCCAGCTTGATCGTGCCGCCATCGACTGACACGTTGCCAGCTACAGTTAAACCGTCCGTGACTGCCGTACCCGTGATGTCTACGCCAGTGGCGGTGGTGGCGAGTTTTGCGGAGTTGTCGTAATAAAGCTCTACGTTGCCATCTGAGTTACCTTTTAAATAAAACTCACCTGTGTATTTTTGTAGGCGCAAGTCATTTGCACGAATGAACAAGTTGCCTGTGCCTGTGTCATCAATATAACTACCTGCTCCACTATGATAAATCTGTAGGTCAGACCCAGCGCCGAAGATGGCTTTGTCGTTGTCGCCGAAGGTGACGTCTGCGGAGGTAGAAATGCCATCTGTAGTTAGCACCCCCGTGATGTCTACGCCTGTGGCTGTGGTGGCGAGTTTCTGGGCGTTGTCGTAGAATAGATTAACAGGGCCATCAGCATTAAAGACGCCTAAAGTTTCACCTGTGTACTTTTGAAGGCTTACTGCGGAATTACCCCTTAAAACAAGGTTCCCTGCACCAGTATCGTCAATATAACTATTAACCGTATCATGATAAATCTGCAAATCAGACCCAGCACCAAAGATGGCCTTGTCGTTGTCACCGAAGGTCATATCGCCAGACGTGGCAAACGATGTGCCTGTAATAGCCGTACCAGTAATCGCAGCAGGCGTTGCACCGCCAATCACTGCGCCGTCAATTGTGCCGCCGTTAATGTCAAGTGATACAGCCGTTGTCCCATCAAGCGCGTCGTCTACTAAGTCAAAGTTAGTATTAATTTTTTCGCCCCAAGTATCCTCGGAAGCGCCGACCTCTGGTTTTGTTAAACCTAGCGTTGTGGTGGTTGTATCAGCCATGATATTCT